GCACGAATTTCGTTATGTACTTGACTTCCTAATCTAATTTGGGGTTCTGATATATAACCATTACCAAAATTAGATATTGCTGCTGAGCCAGTTAAGTTTCCATTACCATCTAAAGGTAATGTAGCTACTGCCTGTACATTTGTTCCTGATAATTCTCCATCTGCATCTTTAGCAGTCGGAGGATCAATTATTAACGTAGGAGCAACTCTATAATTTTTAGGTTCGCCTTCAATTATATTTATAGCAGCTATTTTACCTACGTTTGTATTACCTGTTGGGGTTAAGAATATAGTGTTGAAACCAGAACCCCTATCTGAAATAGTTACACCATTGACTCTTCCCTTAGAATCAATAGTAAGTGCCACGACTGGATTATTCATATTAGTACCAGTACCATTGAGTCCAACAGTCGGTGCAGATGAATATCCAAATCCAGGTTGATCTATCGTTACAACATCAAGTAAACCATCTGTTTTTACAAATGTTGCTGTAGCTGTTACACCTTGGAATTTGTGAACTGCTCCACTTCCTACCCCTGTTAGACTAATTACTGCTCCACCTACTGTTGCGGATAAGGTTATAGCATTACCAACTTTAGTTTTAACAAAATAAGCTGTTCCAGATACTAAACCTGGTATTGCACCAACATCAGCTGTATATGTTAGTTGATCATTTGCCTGGAATACTGCTGCTTGTGGAGCAGTTAATGTTATAGTGTTAGCTGATGTACTCACTATAGATGAACTTGATCCATTAAATACATGTTGTTCTGGTGCAGAAAATGTTGCAGTTGGTGCTTGGAAATCTCTTCCACCATCACCTAATCCAATAGAATTTACGGTACCAAAACCATCTGTCCCCGCCGCGGCACCTACAGGAATTGTTCTTCCACTAGAGCCATCAGAGAATGTCAGTGTTGGATTTACTATATATCCAGTACCACCATTAGTAATAGATGATCCGGTAATTACCCCATTCTTTAATGAGGTAGAAAGTGTAGCACTTTGGTGAATATTCGCTGTGACCTGTGGTAAGAAAGCAGATGCAAACATTTCCACTAATACTGGTAAATCTTCAACTCCAATTACACCTGGTTGTATACCTGGCATTGCAGAAAATAATCTGGCCAGAGTACTCATCATTTTTTTATTGTTTACCGTACCTATATTAACAAAGTTTAATAGCAATAAAATCTCGCCAAAGAATTTAAAACCTGCTGGATGAACTAATCTTGTAAAAGCATCTGACCAATCAGAAATATTTTTACCAGTTTTAATTAAATAACTAAACTTTTGATATCTTAAACTATCTTGTATTCTTATTCTATCTGATAAAAATCCTTTGTTATCCAAGAATGCATTTGATCCTGAATCCCAGTTACCACTTGAAGGTATTAATGTTTTATCGTAAGGTCTTTCTACTTCTACCACTTCATTAAATAATAATCTAAAGAATATTTCTATACTATCACTTGATCCTCTTACTTTATAAAAATCAATTATATTCTTATATAAATTTCTTTTGTTAACTGTTATGTCTCTTGGAATAGCTGATGCTATTTCTTTTTGCATAAACTCTAAATAGTTAGAAGCATTACCATCTATATCCATAGCTTCTTCGATTGTATTCATTACGTTCGAAGGTCCTGGTCCAACCCAGTTTTTAATCACTGTAGTTAATGTTGCTGTTTTAGAATTATGTGTTGATAAACCAGTAACAGTATATGTTTTACCAATTTCAGATGTTTCTATAGCTAAGGTTCCAGGTAATTCATTACCATTTGTAATTGCTACGTTTTGTGGATCTAAAGAGATTGAGGTAGTTGTTCCATCGGTATCAGTTATAACTAATGTAGATTCAGCACCTGTTTCATCTGTAAAGAATTCATCATTCTCGTTTTTTGGATCCAATATTCTAAATACTGCTTTATCATCTAGCACAACATCTGTAAATGTTTTAGTTTGTGAATATATAAACTCCTCTAAATTCATAAAGGTATAATATGACTTCATCAAAGATTCCATCCTAGAGGAGTTTTGTAATATCTCTGATGGAACTAATTGTTTATAATTAATATGCTCTTTTGTTTTCTTCTTAGAAGACACTACGGTTTCTACGTATCCTGGTGAGCTATATTCTTTATCGTGTGACATTATTTAAGTCTTGGGGTAGTTGTGTATCGAATAGAACCAGCGGATCCACTTACTGATATCGTATCAACTTCAGGAGTAATTGTTACTCTTGTGTTTTCAATAGAAAGTAATTGATCTCTTTTTGGCGCTAAGTCTAATGAGTTTGGTATAACTGTTATTCGAATAGTTGTATTAGTAGCTGGTGCAAAACTATTTAATGTAATTGTTCCACTGTCTACGTTAACTATTCCTGCGTCTGAAATAACAATTACGTTTGAACCTGATACAACCTTATATACTATAACCTTTCTGCTTGTTGATCCTGTAATAGGTTCATCACCAAAGTAATGATCTTCACCATTAATAGTAAATGCAGTAGAAGATATAATATGATTGGTTGATTCTCCTGATTGATAAAAAGGCGAAGTAAACGTTAATGAAAAGTTATTCGTAGCTATGTTAGTTGTTGCTGATATGTTTTGAAACATACGAGGTCTAACAGTACTGTTTTGAATTGATGGATCTGCGTTATCAATGTTCTTTAATAATTGGGAATGCCTAAACACACCATCGAATTTATTTAAGTTATTAAAGTTGTAATCGCTTATTGTATCTCTTACAACGGATTGTAAGTCCGAACTAGATCTATCTGTAAGGTTAGGATTATATTTAAAAAATACATCTAATTCTAAATAAGTAAAGTTAGGATCTAAAATCTCTGGCGTAATACTAACTACGTTCTTTCCTTTTAAAATTGTATCTTTGATTTCATTCTTTTCTGCTGTAGTTAATATAGTAGATGTAAGAGGTTTAATAGCTATATAAGCTTTACCGTAATCAGGTGGATCATTGTCTTCACCACCCCAAGTAGAAATAGAATCGATATTAGTAAATGATTTTTTAATAATAGCAGAATAATCGTCCGATGTAACCGCTCTGTTTTGGGAAGTAAATGTTAATGGTGCATTGAATCGAATACTTTCTGTTGTTTCTGCATCAACACCACCTGCTGCTTTTACGATTGTTGTAATAGTTATATTCTCAAAACCCGCAATATTATCTACTTTAAAAAATGTATTAGCGCCGTTAGAATCTTTTCCATTTGTATAAATGTAATCCAAAGTTACGATGTTATTATTAATAGGTTTATAACCCGTTACTCCATCACCAAAATATATTTCAAAATATTCATTTGAATTTTCTTGTAAGTAATAAGTCTTTGTTGTTGAATCAACTGATTTTAATGATTCGAATTTTGTGTATATATCAAAGGCTGAGCTTTCTTCGTTGTCTTGTACTCTAACTCTTAACGTAGAAGTATCTGCATCTGAGTCTGAGAGTTGAAATTTCTGATTCTCTATATCGTTATCAACCCTATATTTTAAAGTTTTAAAAGAACCTTCTGCAATAATAATATTAGAAAACGTAAATATGTTATCCGATATAGTTGCTGTGTGATTGTCTAATACAACGTACTGAAACTCTTCACCATCTACTAAGGTATTTAATTTAGTTCCTCTTTTTAACGTAAGCGTAGTTGGGATAGTTCCATCTACTCCATTTACATTAACTACAAAAGTAACAGTAGCTCTTGGTGATAGAATAGAACGAGGAACATAACCTAATAGTTTTGCTCTTGTTACAACGTTTCCTCTTATTTGTGCGGAATCTAAGAATGCTTCATTCAAAGAGAAGTGAGCATTCATTGCATTGTAATGTGTATTATATGCTAGAACATCTAGTAATACACTCATGCCTGATCCATCAAAATCATAATCAGTAAACTCTGATTGTGTTTTTAGGAAGTTTTTTAGATTAGTTTTGATCTGATCAAAATCTAGTTCGGTGACTTTTAAATTACTTGCCATTTTATCTTAACCTTCGTAGTAATATTTCCACAGATTCGTTTGTGTCATATTCTTTTATTAAAAATTTAACTGTTAATCTATAAGCATTCTGATCAGATAAATCGTTTATAGAAACTGAAAGTAATTTAACTCTCGGTTCATAATCTTTAATCACATTACTTACATTTTCTTTTATAGCTATCTTGGTTATAGCATCTGCTGGTTCAAATAATAAACCTCTTAGATTAGCACCAAGTTGTGGTTGAAACGGACGCTCGAATGCATTACTTATTAATAAATTTCTTACTGCATTCTTAATAGCATTATCATCCTTTAATATATTTAAATCTTTTCTAATTGGATGTATCTTTAATGCTAGGTCTAAATCCCTATATCCTTTTCTTCTTGCAACAATTTTTGACTTAGAGATAGATTTACTAACACTAGCGTCGGATTGTATTAAAGGTGATGTTTCATTTGCCATGTATCTATTTATACTCTTTTATCAGGTGGATTCGGATTCTTCTTCAGGTACAACAGGACCCGCGCCGCCATTACCAGCAGTTGTTTCTTGTGTTGCAGGGTTAGGTGAAGCTTGTCCACCAGTTCCAGGTACTTCCGTGTGCGTATGAGATGCGAGAGTGATATCATTTCCTGCAGCAGTTGAAATATCTCCTGAAGCATGTATATAACCCGTAACAGTTACGTTACCATCTATATTAACTACATCATTTACCGCATCGATTTGTATTCCACCGGCTGGATCAATTAATATAGTTGTTCCAGAAAAATGCTTAACATTAATTCTTTCTAGACCTAAGGTATTATCTAATTCAATTAAATGCCCACCCATGGTTTTAATAACTTGATTTTCATTAAACAGATCAACCTCTGTAGGCAGATCTTCTTTGCCTGCGGTATTACCGTAGTTGCCTGTAAAGCCCCTAGATTGATCTGGTGCTTCTTCTGTGAATGAAGCTAAACTACCCATTACAATAGGGTCTTGTGCACTTGGTCCATCTCTAAAGAATCCAATCACCCAACTTCCTGTTAATAGCTGGTGATTCATTCCTATACCATCTACACTTGGAGAAGTGTTTGGCATCATAACTGTTGCCCACGGTAAATCAGAAGTTGCTAATAATGCCTTATCGTCGGTGTGATAACCAAAGCATCTTACCTTTACTCTATTTCTTTTTTTAGGATCTATTACATTTTCTATAACACCCATGAACCAAGTAAAGGTTCCATCTACAAACATATCATTACGCATCTACACTTACCCCACTTGAATCTCTTTGTATAGTTAATTTTTGTGTATAGAAGTCATCAAACTTATGTACTATTCTTGTGACTAAGTAATTTCCACCTGTGTATTTATCTAACATAACTGGGGCTTGATCTGCATCTTCTATTGTTGTCGGCTTGATTGTAACAATACCTATTTTAGATCCAACACATAAACCAAAATCCCCTGGTAAAGCTATCGTGTGGGTATTAAATCCTAATGTTTGTAAATGTGATTCTGATTTTAATATTGTGGTATAAGCTGGACCGTGGTAATTCTTGTGTAAAGGAAATGCTTCACTATTTAAAGAAATAAAATAGTTCTTTCCTTCTTTTAGATCAACTAAGTTTCTATCTAAGATTTTAGTGTTATCGCTAAATGGTTTATTTTTGTTTAATTTTTTTGGGTTAGCTGAATCGTAGTTATAAAATGTTTTCTTATATGATTTCTTCGCGAGGTCGACCGTATGGAGCGTGCTCGCGTACGCACCCGAACCAACATCATTTAACTTACCCATACCTAAATCACTACCAAAAGCTATTATTCTTTTTCTTATTTCGTTATAAGAACCACTTGTTCCGATGTCATGTTTAAAATAAGGAAGGAATTCATATTCCTCATATTGTTCTTGCTCGTATAAATTCTCTAATGAATTAAAATGTAATCCATCTTTTAATGTTTCATAGAAATAATAAGGTGTACCGTTATCGTATGCATTTTTTAATAACCAATTAATAGCTTGAATAGGTCTTAGCGTTGGATAAACCCCTTTAATAATATCTTTAGTGTCTAGGTTTAGTTTAGCATTTATCTTAAGATCTTTCTTACAAATGTCTTTTACTAATTTACCTATAGATCCTTGAAAAGATCTTTGTAATGTTTTACCTTGGTTATTATATAACTGTTCTGATACGACTCTAAATTTATAGAATTGTTTACCTGGTGCTTCTCGAACAAAGTTAAATACTTCTGCAATATATAACGTTAATTCGAATTTAGAAACTTTTTCTTGTGTACCATCGAGAGGAGTTCTTTTTACTTTAACCTCTAATCTTTCATTACCATTTACTTTTTGTTCTTCTAGGAAGTTAGCAGCATCTTGTATATAAATGATACCTTCAATAAAAGGCGTATTAATATCTTCATAGAATTCTAGTTGTTGTACGAAAGATTTAATATCAATTTCTTTTTTACCAGAGTTAGGAAAGAACTTAACTGATTCCAATATATAAGAATCAGGGGTTATATTTCCATCAACGCCTTCGACGGATCTACTGCTTACACTAGACATTTAATATTTTCTCAAACTCATCTGCAAATCGATCTATATAGGCTGGATCAACCACCCTTATTCTGGACCTTTCATCGTTTAATTCATTCACATAAGATCTATTTGTTTGGAAACTTAAATTGGAGGAAGGTTCTCCACCTTGTATGAATTGTGCATTTGTCACTTGTCTTTTTTCTTTATCACCAGTTATATAATAATGATGTGGTGCTTCTGAATATTTGTATGCTTGATAAGTACCAACAGAATCACCTGAGGTTTGACCAATTAACAATTCAGTACCACCGCTTATAGCTTCTGGATCACCAAGTGGTGCTTTTGAATTTACGTTTTGTATTACCAATTGATTTAAATCTACATTCTTTTTAGTTAGTTGACCACTGAATCCGGATATAGAACCTGTAACAGTTTCACCCATATTAAATGCTCCATTTGAAACATTTGGAACTGAACCAGCTAAACTATCTGTAAACCTAGTTATAATACCATCAGTGTTTCGAACAATACTCGGGTTAGTATTAATAACATAACCTTCATATTCAACTTCTAAGTAATCAAATAGATCTTCTTGGCTCATTGGCCATGCACGCATACCATCATGTAGTATATCATTTACAATAAAGAACGTCCAATAATAATTTGGGTTATCATATAACCTTTGTGAAACTATATCAGGCCTTTCGCCATTTTTAATTTCATAAAAAGTATATGCAGTAGAGTCATCAATAAAATTTTGTAAAGGTCTAACACTTCTGTAAATGTTAACCACGTTTTGTACTATGCCATTTCTTTCGAAGTCATATTGTACTTTAGGAAATTGTTTAAAGAATGCCATTATCCTTGACCTCCGGATTTACCAGCTGAAGATTCATTTGGGAATGATCCTGGTCTTGTGTAATCATATTCAGGATCACTACCTCCTGTGCTCTTAATATATAAATCATTTCTTGTAAGTTGTTTCGCTTCTGAGAATTCTAATGATAATTCAATGGCAGTTGGTTGTCCATCTATATAGAATGAATTACCGTCTGGATTAAAGTTTGCCTGAACCCCAGATAAATAGCAATCGTGTATCATTGGCATATATGTGTTTTCTTCTTCACCAACAAAGAATTGTATTTTAAATTTAGGAGGATACTTAAGTGAAAAAGCTCCTGCAGCTTCTGGATATAAGTATTTTCTAAAAAAGTTTTCTATTCGTCTTGCGTCTTCTGCTTCTTCTTTTGATTCTGGTACTAACTTAAACGCAAAGGAAAATGTTCTTAATTCAACACCATCAAATGCCAATGCTGTTTGTGGGTTAAAAGCAACGCCTTGCTCCATAGCAGCTTTTGCCGATGTACCACCTGCTCCACCTGTAAGACCTTCAATAGCTTTCATTCCCATTACAGTAGCATCTGTACCTGTAAATATATCTGAAG